TTCAGGGTCTTACCGGGGCTGTCATGAGGAAAACTCCGAAAGTCAACGCCCCAGCCGTGCCCAAGGAGGTTCTAGAGGATTTGACTCCGGACGGGCTCAGTGTAGACGAGCTTGCCAAAACCCTACTCAGTGAGGTTCTGTCTTTCGGGTATCTTGGAGCCCTCGCAGACTTTGACGACAATACCAACCGACCTTATATCAGCCGTTACAAGGCTGAGGACATACTGAACATACGGACGGAGAAGGTGGGCCGGATAGACGTGATTGTTGATATTATCCTTCAGGAAGTCTATTATGAGGCCAACCCCAAGGATGAGTTCGTGACCGACAAGAAAACCCGGCTGAGAAGGCTTCAGCTGATAGACGGCATCTACAATGTCTCCACTTACATCCAGAATGACAAAGGGGAATGGGGAACGGAGCAGGAGGGTATTACTCCAAAGGTGAGGGGTCAGTTTATGGATTTTATCCCTTTTGTCTTCTTTGGATCGGTCACCAACCACCACGTTCCCGACAAACCTCCCTTACTTGATTTGGCCTTCTTAAATATCAAACACTGGCAGGTCACAGTCGATTATTATCACGGGCTTCACTACTGTGCGTTGCCCACTCCTTGGGCGGCTGGTTGGCCGAAGGAGAGCAAGTTGTATGTGGGGCCGGGGAAAGCTTGGGTGACAGAAAACGAAGCTGCCAAATGTGGGTACTTGGAATTTGGAGGATCAGGGCTTGGGGCTGTCCGGGTAGCGCGGGAGGATTTGAAACAGGAAATGGCTACAATGGGAGCACGTCTTCTCGAAGGACAGAAGGCGGCAGCAGAGGCGGCAGAGACAGTAGAACGGAGACAGTCCGGGGACGTGGCCACCTTGAGCAGCATATGCTCCTCGATAGAGAACGGGATGAAGAAGCTGCTGGAGTATGTCTCACTATGGATAACGGCTACTGTGGGAGAGATAACCGTGGCTCTCAATCGGGATTTCGTATCAGACAGGCTTGCTCCTCAACAGATAACAGCTTTGCTTCAGGCTCTTCAGTCCGGGGCTATCTCTCTTGATACGTTCTTGTGGAATCTGCAGCAGGGGGAGATATTGGCCCCTGACACTACTGTGGAAGAGGAGAAAATGAAGTTGGCCTTGACGGGCAACGGGAATTTTACCTCAACCGGGAAAGGATCGGAAGAGGAACCGGAGAAGAAGCCATTGCCCAAATCCAAATCCAAGTTGAATCGAAGGAAGCCCACAGAGGTTGAGTTGGAAGAAACCGAATGAGCAAACTAGATAAACAGGTGGCCAAGGTGGTTCAGTCGGTGACTGTGGGATCCCAGAACGTCCTATTGTGCCATTGTTGGAATGGGGGATATTTGGTTGGTCGGGAAGAGAGGGATGAGAGGCATTGGCTGAACAAATCCCCCATATCGATGCGGAAAGCGGAGGAGTTGTACAAATTGGAGACTCAGAGGTTAAAGACAACAATGAGGGAGCAACCATGACGATTGTTTGCGGGGTTTGTGGGAGTATCAACGTGGACATCTTGTCTATCTCTCGCAGGGGAGACAAACGGAAGTTCAGAGCAAGGTGCAGAAAGTGCGGACAAATTATTGAATCAGAAGAAGGAGGTTCGCAGAATGGCTACAACGCTGCTCACCAACCAAGTAAAGAAGGATGCCCGGATACTAGCCAAGGCCAAAGATATAAACAACAAAGCCAAGGCCAATCCCCGTTATCGGCTTGCCCTGAAGTTGGAACAGAATCGGGGCAAGGTCAAATCTGCTAGCCGGAGGAAGGGGTGAGTCCCTTGAGAGAAAGGTGGGCTGAAGCCCTTCGTGATCCTTACTGGTGGGGAGTGGTCATTCTTTGGGTGGTGGCCTTGATGTTGTTCTTCTTGTAGGAGGAAGCTCAATGCCGGGAAATGTTCAGCAGGATATCTATGACGGTTTCATCCGGGCCAGTGTGGATCTGGAAAGACTAACGGAGAGTACACGTGGAGATGTAGTTGGCTTGCTAGAACAAGCTAAGGATGAAATAACAGGCCTTCTGGCCAAGAACGATCTAGGAGAGATCAAGCTCACCAAGTGGAGAGAATCCCGATTGGAGATGCTGAAGGGGGAGATATCGGGAATTTTGGGCGAAACCTACAAGGTGACCAAGGACCATGTTTACAAAGAGTTGAGGGACATAGCCGGGTATGACGCTGTGAAGGTGGCTGATATAATCAACACTCCTTTTGGAGGGGCTACTCTATTTGATGTGACTCTCACGAACGATATGCTCAACGAGGTAGTCAACAGCACCATGATCGAGGGCCGGGTCATCGGGGACTGGTGGAAGAAGAAGTCGGATGACTACCGGGATCAAATGTTTGCAACTCTCCACGATGTCAACCGGAGGATTCAGCTGGGCCTGATAGAGGGTCAGGCTATCGGGGAGATGGTGCGCCGGATAGTTGGGACAAAAGCGGAGCCCGGAACCCTTGGGATAATGAAGAGAGATGCCACAGCCCTCGTTCGGACTTCTGTGCTTCAGGTAGCCAATAACGTCCGCAAGGATTTATATGAAGCCAACTCAGACGTGATCAAGGGCTACCGACAAGTGAGCACCCTCGATGCTCGAACGACTCCTTTGTGTCGGGCTCTGGATAATGGGAAATGGGATATGAACGGCAAACCTCTTGAAGGGACTACTATGGGTTGGCCGGGATTTCCTCCTCATCATTGGCAGTGTCGATCTGTAATGATACCTATTCTGAAGAGCTATCGGGAGTTGGAGAAGTACAAGCCAGAACCGGGCCGTGTACGGGCTCACAATAAGAAGCTGAAGGCCTTGGATCTGATATCACCGGAGGTTCGTGCTAGCATGGCCGGGCCTGTAGCTGCTGACCTTGACTACGGGGCTTGGTTGAAAACCCAAACGGAGGCTTTTCAGATAGATGCGTTGGGGGTGAAGAGATGGAAGTTATGGAAGGCTAACAAGCTCACTATGGCAGACCTTATCGATCAGCAGGGCCGTCAGCTCAAGGTAGCAGACCTCATCCAGAAGATGAAGGACGAGGGACGACAGGTCAGGGGACTGACTCCCGAAGAAAGACCACCTATGCCCAAGCCTGTACCCAAGCCCAAGTTCCTACCGGAGAACACGAGTGGGATCCAATCCGTATCCGGGAGAAGTATCCCACCTGCCCCTCCTCCCAAACCCAAGATTGTTATACCAAAGGAGCAAGCCGCACGTCAGGTAATCAAACAGGTGGCCAAGGGAGATTATCATTATGACGGCGGGGATTGTGGGATGTTTGCCCGGTCTATCTATGAGGCTTTGGGAGGAGAGAAGGCCGGAGTGGAAGCGTTCGGATTGTATTTCAGGAGTGAGGATGATATCGGACACATCATTCTGAAGTACAAAGGCAAATATATAGATGGATATGGTATTCAAACCTATGATGAGATTATTGGGAGATGGATTGAAGGAAGACCAATTGGAGATATTGAACTCAGGCCCTTGATTCTGGGAAAGATACGAGGGGGAGGAGACAGAGCCTGGAATTGGTTTGATGAAGGTAAAGCTATTGAAGATGCCCGTCTTCATAAAGATATCGAAAAGATGTTGAAAGAAGTCAGGGAAACAAAAGTCAAACTTTTTGATTATCCGGAAGCCATCAACCCTCACGGTGCACTCAACACCCTCCTTAATGGGGAGTTGGTGAAGATGGAAAAGATGGAGATGGGCGGGGGTATCAATGACTCCTATATCGTTGAGTTCAAGACCGGGAACAAGGTCATCAAAGGGATATACAAACCTATGGCCGGGGAACGGTGGGATGTCCGGATGACCGTGAACAACAGAGATGTTCCGTTGGCCTACCGGGAAGCAATGGCCTATGAGGTGGATCAGGCTCTGGGCCTGGGTCTTGTACCTCCTACGGCGGTGACCCATATAGACGGTAAGGTGGGTTCAATCCAGATGTGGGAGGACTTGTGCAAGCCCGGTTATTTCTACAGCGGGGATAATCCGAAGGTGGAAGAGAGAGTATTTGGATTGACCTTTGATTACATTATCGGGAATACAGACCGTCATGGAAAGAACTGGTTGCGGAGGACTACAAACGGAAAGTTGATTTTTATCGATCACGGTTATTCCTTTCCCAGAGCCACTAGCACACGGACAACCGGGCTGGATGAATTCCGTCATACCCTCAAAGATGATTATTCTATCAAGGAGATCGAGGCCAGTGTTCAATTTATAAAGACAAGCCCCAAGATGAAGGCCTTTCTAGATAGGCTCAAGAAGTGGGACGTGGAGGCCTTTGCTAGCAGATGGGGGTTGAACGAAAAAGAGACATCAGCCCTGAGGGAACGGGTATTCAGGATATTGGACATTCGAAAATCAGACCGTGCTTCCAAGTTGTTCTGGGGGTTCAACCAGCGTGACTTCTGAAAAGGGGTTATAATAGAGTGGGAAGGACTTTGTCACAAACGGGGGAAATATGAAGTATGTAGACTTTGCTCTATACGGAGACGATGGAAGCCCAGAGTATGCGGGAACAGTGCAGCTGGAGGAGGATGGAAGAATTACATTCCAGGCCCTGCCCACCAAGATGGTATCTGAACTCATTAGGTATGGGGTGAGGGGGATCGGGGGGAAAGAGATTAAGGTGGACGAAGGGGAAGCCTTCTTGGAAGCACTGCAGTATGAGTTCTCAGGGTCACGGCTCAGGGCCTCTGCTCCGAAGGAACGATGATTCCAATATAGATTTTTCCAAATCTATCTTGTGTTTTGTATAGACTGTGGAAACTGTTTTCGAGATTATTGCGTTTTATATGTCGTAAGTTATTGAAATTATTCAACGTCAGTGCCCCATATAACCGTACAGGTCTTGCGAAAACTTTTGAACCTCGTCAATTATACGATGATTCTGGTATAACGCAAAGATAATACTGAAGAAATTTTTTTGTATCTCTCCACATATTTTTATCCTCAAAAAAGTAGTGAAAAAAGTCTTTACTTTTTAGAATTACACGCAGTACTATTCTCATCAGGAGGATTATTTTATGCCGTTGAAGATGGTAGTGGACACACTCGAAGGACTCCCGGAGGGAGTAGCCAGCCTGTACGAGGAGAAGGATGGAAAGTATCATTTGCCTGTTGAAGGGGCGGTGCCCAAAACGAAACTGGATGAATTTCGGAACACCAACATCAACGTTACAAAAGAGCTTACTGCTCTGAAATCCCTCTTTGGGGACGATGTTGACCCGAAAGCAGTTTTGGAAGAGTACAAAGCCCTGAAGGAAGAGAAGGAGTCAGCTGGCCACAAGAAGCTGCTCGAAGAGGGGCAGGTGGATGAGGTGGTTGCTCAGAAGACGGAGAAGATGAGAAAGGATTATGAGAGCAAGATTGGGGCTGGATCCAAGAGGATCGCAGAACTGGAGAATGAATTGGCCTCTACCAAGAACAAGCTTGCTGAAATCCTTATCGACTCCAACGTGACCCAGGCCGTCAACGGTTTGGGAGATGCTGTGCCGGGGGCCATCAAGGATATCCTTTCACGGGCCAGAGAGGTATGGCATCTGGAAGACAACCAGCCTGTTCCCCGTAAGGGTGATCAGCTTCTGTACGGAAAGGATGGTCAGACCTTGCTGACTATTGAGGAATGGGTGGAAGACCTTATGAAAGAGGCTCCTCACCTGTTCAAAAGCTCCTCCGGGGCAGGAAGTCAGGGGAGTGGAGGAAGTGGACCGGGCCGTGGGAATATCGACTATTCCAAAATCCCGGCAGCAGATCGTCTCAAGGTTCTTAGAAGGAACCAGAGAAAGCGGTGAGATAACTCGACTTGGAAATTTGGGCTCCTACGAGCCCCAGTGGGGATGAGTAGGAAATAACGCTCAACCCGCAGCGCGGCGAGCAAATCCCGGTGGGATTGGTCTTCAAGACAGTTCCATCGGGATTTTTCATTATACCCGGTGGATAAAAATAAACTCAGAAAAGGAAAGAAAAGGAGGATATCACAATGGCAGTTAACCTTTTGGAATCCAGCAAGATTGCCCTCGGCCAGAACAAGGTTCTGGAAGCCACGGTGATGGAGCTTTACGCCAAGAACAGTGATGTGATGGCAGCCCTTCCCATGGAGACGATTGACGGCAACGCATACTCTTTCAACCGTGAGAAAGTGCTTCCCCGTTCCGACTTCAGGGGTGTGAACGAGGCCTACACTGAGGGCACGGGAGAAATGGAGAACGTCACCGAGACGCTGGCTATTGCTGGTGGCGACCTCGATGTGGACGTCTTCATCGTCAACACAGCCGGAGAGGATCAGCGTGCAATACAGGAGGGGATGAAGATCAAGTCCATCTCTCTCAAGCTGACCAAGACGTTCATCAAGGGTTCGAAGGCTTCAGACACCAAGAGCTTTGACGGGCTCCAGGTTCGTCTGACGGGCTCCAACGTCAAGATCGCAGCGGGTTCTACCGCTTCCGGTGATGCTCTGTCCCTGGTCAAACTCGATGAGTTGATCGATGCGGTGGAAGAGCCTACCCATCTGATCATGAACAAGACGATGCGCCGGAGACTCAGCGCGGCTTCCCGTTCGTCCTCAGTGGGAGGGTATATAACCTATGCCCAGGATGCCTTCGGAAGGCGGGTGACCCAGTACAATGACCTGCCGATCCTCGTTGTGGACAAGGACGAGACGAACACCGACATCATGTCCTTCGATGAAGCGGCTTCCACCGGAACCGGAACCGTGGCCACCTCCATCTACTGCGTCAGCTTCGCAGATAACGGAGTGGTTGGGCTCCAGAACGGAGACATGGATGTCCGTGATCTGGGTGAGATCGATTCTGAGCCTGTCTACAGGACGAGGGTGGAGTGGTACATCACTATCGCTCTGAAGAGGCCGCTGTGTGCCGCTCGTCTCTACGGTATCACCAATGCTGCAGTGACCGCATAAGGGTGATTCCGGGGCACGGCTCGTAGTATAGCAAAAAAAGAAGAACAGGAGGAAAGCAATGAGCGAATTCACCGAAAACAGGGCTTTTACCTATGACGCAAACCTGGCGTCTATCGGGGCAACGACCAAGACCAGCACATACAACGGCTCAATCATCGATACGGGCGGGGGCTATACCAAGGGCATGGCGGTATTCAACGTCACCGCTTGTACCTACTCCACCAACCAGCTGTACAAGCTGTGTGTGGAAGGCTCTTCTGATTCCGACTTCGGAACGGCTGCCAACGTTGTCGATCTGGCCAAGCAGGAGATCGGAGCCGGAGAGGTTCTGAGGGCCGGGACGGCAGCCAACGATGAGGGCACGGGCATCTACAAGTTCCCGTGGCATAACATGCTCGGTGCGACCATCTACCGTTACATCAGGCTGAGCGTGGTCATTTCGGGTTCCAGCCCGTCCATCACTCTGTCGGCTGTCTTCGGTAGTGACGACTAATTAAGGGGTGGGCGATGAAGCAAACCGGGGCTCAGCCTACCATATCGGCTTGTATGATCGTTAAAAACGAGGAGGCCAGGATGAATGCCTGCCTGGCCTCCTTTTGCGATCTTGTTGACGAGATAATCATAGTGGATACGGGCAGCACCGACTCCACTATGGATATCTGTCGAACGTTTCCCAAGGTGAAGCTGTATGAGCATCCGTGGCAAAACGATTTCAGCCTTCACCGCAACCAGTCTATCGAGTATGCTACAGGGGATTGGATCTTCATTGTGGACGCTGACGAGATTGTAAAAATGCGATCTCCGGCACCCGGAGCCCCACCCTACAATGCTCAAGGTTTTCGCAAGTGGCTGAGTTCGATGGACCAGACTACTCTTCAGAAGAACATACACTCATCAGGGGTTGAGTTCCACGATATCCAGCAGGGCCGGATGATGATGAAGCTCAACTCCGCAAGATTGTTCCGCAAGGGCCATATCAAGTACGAAGGGATTGTCCACAATCAGGCTATGGTCGATGGGCGCAACGATGGCACCGGAGTTTTGTGCCCTATTTTCCTCATAGAGCACTTCGGGTACGACCTAACACCGGAACAAGCGGAAGCCAAGGAACAGCGCACGGCGGGGCTCCTATTGAAGCGGTTGGAGGAGAATCCAGCAGATTGGGAATGCTGGTTTTATCTGACCCAGGTTTACACCACCCGCAAGAAGCTGGAGAAGGCCGTGGAAGCCGGAGAGAAGTATTTGCCTTATGTCGGCCACCCCTACTTCAATTACACTATCTTCTTCACGATGGTTTACAACTATCTGGAGTTGAGAAACCTGAAGAAGGCGGGGGAATGGCTGACGCTGGCTCTCAAACATCTCCCAAGGGATATCGATATTGCCTTTGCCCAAGTGGACTACGGGCTCGCAGCTGGTATCCACGATCACGTCTTTAATGGGGGCCGAAGGTATATCAACCTGTTCCGGGAATATGAAACCAATCCCGGAGCCAAAGGCAACAATTTTACCTTTACTCATAACCAACCAAGCCTTGCGGCTGTCCTTTACCATATTGGAACTCAGCAGGTTCGGGACGGGATGGAAGCTATATTTGCCCTTCAGGACATT